GATGATTTTTCTTATTTCTTCCTTAGATGGTTTGCGGTTCTTGGACACCTGGTTGTACAGTTGGCGTGTTCGGTTGAACATTTGCTCCTCCTACTTCTCCTTGGGCGGCCAATGCTTCAAGCTGGGCTTGATCCATCCGACTGCCGTCAGGGTTTAAATTTGCTATTGTGTTGCGTGGTTGACCTGTTAATGGATCTACTGATCCTGGTTGGGTTTGCGCTCTTTTTACTAGGTCTTCGCTGTTGGGGACTCTTAGTGAGTTTAGCATACCTTTGGCTATGGTGTCGTATGACTCTGGCACAAGGTTGGCAAAGATTGGGTTGTTTGGATCTCCTGCCATTTCGGCGACTATCTTCCAGCGCATCCATTCCTTGTCTAGGTTCTGGGCTTCGGTTGATCCTGCTGTTACTTTAAATCTTATTGCTCCTCTTAACCTTCTTATACTTTCTGGAGTAACTATCATTTTCCCTTGTCTGGTGTTGACTGGGGTTTCTTCGTCGAAATATCTAATGTTTCTTTGAATGTAGTATGTGCCGATAGCGCTTAATGCTAGGTTTTCGAATAGATTTAATTTTAGAGCAAATCTGTTGTTGGCAGCTGCTTGAAGTTTTTCTACTCCTCCTAGTGTCGGGTTCATTCCTGATTTATTTTCCCCTGTGGCGTATTCGGTTACTCCTGATACTCCTTGGATAATGTTTTCCCATTCACTGAATTCTCGGTATGCGCTAGCTGGTGTTGGGGTTTTATCTAGTGGTTTGATGGCATTGGCTGGGGCGTTTGGTTTCATTTCTATAATTGCTCCTGGCTCTGGAATGAATTCGACTCCTTCGACTAATGCGGTGGGATCTACTTGCCACATTCTCATTAAGTCGTAGAATACATCGTCGTTACGCATATTAAATTGATCGCTTTGGCCGTCTTCTAGTCTCTTGATTGGATCTATTTCTCCCCAGGCGTATAGTTCGTGAGGGATGGGGACATCTTTCATTAATCCATATCCTATCTTGCCATCTCCATTGGGGTTACTGCCTTCTCTTATGGTTAGTTTCTCGTTTATTACTACTGTTAGTTTGTTCTTTTCACTCATTGTGCTGACTTTGAATTGATGTTGGGTGTCGTCTTTGTCTGAATAATCCTTTGATCCGAAGATGTCGGCTAGTTCCTGCATATAGTCGGTTTGGTTTCCGCTTCTATCTGCTAGGTCTTTAGCTTCGTGTAGTTTCTTTAGTTGATCTATGTTTTCAAATTGTCTAGGGCTACTGTTTACCATTGTCATTACCTCATCCATTGTCATCATTTCCTCATCGATTATCCATCCTAGGTCTCCGACTCGTTTCTTTTTAGGATCGGGGAGGACTTGGAAGATACTTCTGTGTTGGAACATTGGGGCGTCAAATACTTTTTTGTTTACCTCAGCTAGTTTCCATTTTGGTTCTATTCCCATTTCTTTGCAGATTTCTAGCACATCGTCAAAATCTTCTGATGGGGCTAGTCCTAGCTCTGGGCTGTATGGTTGCCATTGCTGAATCTTTTCTTTTTGGGTGATCCAGGGGACTCTAAACCATGCATTTCCTGTTATGAATTCCTCTTTCATTGCCACTATTAATCTTGACATAAATGGATCATCTATTAGGTATGGGTGGTCTATTTGGTATCTTACGAGGTTCTCGAATGCGAATTCATCGTGGCGGTCGTTCTCGGCTTCTGTTTCTAGGCTGAAGCTAAACATTTGACCGAACATTCTGGGGAGAATTGTCTCTACCACTTGGTAGCTAATTGGGATCATTATCTGGGAATAAAATGGGTAGGCGTCTTGGTTGGCTTCTACATCCTTGTCGATCGTTCTTATGAAATAGTGTTCGTAGTTATCTATAAACCTGTCGAAATATGGTTGGCAGTATTCTCTTGATAAGTCAGCTCTTTTTTTTAAGACTATTGCTGGTTCGTCTTGTTTATCTTGTGTCATAGATTTACTTTCTGGCGGCTGACCGCATGTTTTTTAATCTTTGACCTGGGTAGCTGTTCCGAGTTCTTGGGGTTGCTGGCGGTGTATATGGATGCAGCCTTAGTATATAGTATGCACCACAGACGCTAATTACACAATCGTCAAAGGCTCCCTGGACTGCTTCCATTTTACCATTTTTATTTCGGACAAATGTCATCATCTCTCCGATAATATCTTCATCATACAGCATTAACCCTTCTTGAATCAAGTTTTGCATATGTCCTATCATTTGGGCTTTACTTTGCTCGGTGGTTCTCCATCCTGGTACCTCAGTTGTTTCTTTGGTTATCTTGTCTAGTCTTTGACGGAAGTATATGTTTGGGTAGTTGTCTTCTATGCATTGATCCATTGAGCTTTGCCCCATATTGTTTATTTCTATGGCTATCATTGCTTGGTTGTAGTAATATCCTAGCTTTTGAATTTCTTTTCCGAATGTCCTGGCGTTAATTACAGCTTTGTATTTGGCGACTACTTGGGCGGTTCTCTTGTTTAGTACTGTGTCTACACATCTGTCGTGTGTATCTCCTACATCTCCGAATATGATGTATTGCTCTCCGTGGGCTGGTTCTTCGTATATTTTAGTATCTCCCTTTTTATTTATATCTAGTGTTGGTTGAGGGTTTAGTCCGACGAGGTTTCCTATTTTGATTGGCTCTTTTTTAGCCGACATCATTCGGTTTAAGGTTTCCTGGTTGAATACTGGCGATCCTGAGTATAGGAATGCTTCTTGCCAGGTGGTGGGGAATTCCTGCCTGAACATATCTTCTGGGCTTCTGCCGTCCTCGCTCTTTAAATTCCTAATCATTTCCCTTCTCCATCTTAGTTTATCGTCGGTGGCTAGGTCTGGATATAGTTGTCTTATGTTTCTCTCCTCGTTCGTGTAGTCAGTTATTGGCTCTCCTTTAATCTCATATTCGTTGTGTTTTAACCACAATGCAAAGTATGGTTTGAATCTGCTTTGTCCTTCTATTTCCCTTACCCATTCGGTGTGATGATAGTTTCCTATGCCGTCTGCTGTGGTTTCTCCGACTATCCAGGTATCTATCGGTTTGTCGGGTAATGGGACGGCTCTTATAATTCCTGTGGCTATTCTTCCTGCGTCCTTCCATCGGCTTGTCTCCGACATATGGGCGTAGTGAATTGTATCTCCTCGGCCGAAGGCTCTGGCTCCTGCGGTTCCTACATATAGTCTTGATTCCATTCTTTCATTTATTTTAGTCCCTGTTCTGTCTGTGGATAATTTTAGAAATGGTTGAAGAATTGGGTGGAGGTTTTTTGGTTCCAGCCAGAATTCTACCTTTGAAAATAGCCTGGTAGTTGCCTCTGCTTCATAGCTTAGGGATACTCCCCAGGTTCTTGGTACCAGTAGAAATTTGACTGTTAGTATTGCTAGTATCATTGTGGAAAACCCTATTTGTCCTGCCTTCAGGATATCGTCTCTTTTCGTTCTTTGGTAGTAAAATTCGTTTTGAAGGTCGTTGAATATGAATGGGACTCGTTCGGTGTCTTTGCCGACTACCCAGAAACAGGTCTCTATTATCTGTTTGGGATCCTTTATGGCTAGTTCCATTAGGTCTTCTGGTCTTGTTACTTCCATCTTCCCTCCTCTGCCTCTTTTTCCTCTAATTCGTCCAGGGCTTGCTCATATTCTTTTAATTGTTGGTTGTGGACTATGGTATGGTCTTCAGTGTCTTCTCCATACACTTTGTCTCGTTCGAATCCCATATGGACTCCGCTTAGGACTTCCTGTGGGCTGTAGTTTTCCCAGACTACTTCTCCATTTCCGTGGGTTTTAAAGTGTCTGTCGCAGTACCACTGCGTTCCGTGTTCTCCTGGGCTTCCTTTGATTATTCCTTCTCTTTTGTGAATTTTTTTACAGCCTGCACAGTCTATTCCCTTACTGCACCAGAATAAAACACGGCCATCCTGGGTTTTTTGGTTCCAGAATGGCCATTGATTTTCAATTAGCGTATGCTCTTGTTTACAGGCCTCACAGAAGTGAGTTATTTTCCTTGGTTTCATTTTAAATGCGTTTTATCTGACTTGCAGTATGGCGGCTTCGGCAGCTGCGTCGCTTACTGTTCCGCTAGCGGTTAGGAGAATATAGTCTCCGTGTGCTATTTCTGTTTCATATGCCGTGTCAGTTAAAGCGTTCTCTGCTGCAGTAGCGGCTATGGTTTTTACCAGGACATCGTTCTTATCAAATAGCTCTACTTTTACAGTTGGTGATCCTGTCATCTGGGCGGTTTTTAGAATGAATCTGTGTGCAAATCCGATATGTCCGTCAAATTCATATTTGGCTTTGGTTCCGCCTCCTGCGGTGAAGAAATCTCCAGTGCCATCCCAATCAAGATGGTCACTGTCTTCAGCTTTGGCTATTGCATTTCCACCTACTCCTCCGACTTTAGCTTCCATCGTGCTTGCGTGAGCGGTAACTGCTCCTGCTGTTACGACTGGACTGGATTCTGTGCCTACGCTGTATTCTATTCCTTCAGTTCCTGTGCCATTTATGGCTTTAACTAGGTTTCCTAGGGTTTCGTCTGGATCTCCTGAGCTTGCTGTATGTACCATTGCGGCTGCGCTTACTGTTATGTTAGTTGCATCTTCAGTTAAAGCATATTCTCCGACTGATCCTGGAAGGATTGATGTTACTACCATTGTGGCGTCCGTATCTACGGCTGGGGCGGCTGCGGTTACTAGGGTGTGTTTGACTGTTCCTGTTCCGTACTTAGTACCTGCTCCTGCGGTTCCGTTGATAGCTGATCTTAGATTCTTTAGAGTGTCTTCTCCATCGCTTCCAATTAGAATCTCATTGGCAACAGTTGCTGGATCGGTGGTTAGAGCTGTAACGAATGTGTACTCTTTTCCTGCTACATTAATTGTGTCTTCATTGCTTGGATTGCCGTTACTGGTTGCCGTTATGGTTCCGACTGCATAGGCGGCTATGATTACTTCGTTTTTCACTGTGTCGACTCCGCCTGTTAGAGTAGCTCCTGTGCCATCCCAGTCTAAGTGACTGTCGTTTTCATATTTGGCTATGTCGTCTCCATCGGTTCCTGGGACTCTAGCTGTTACTGTTATGGCGTGTTCTACTACAGCACTTGATGTGACTTCTGGGTTAGGTTGGGTTCCTTTGCTGTATGTGACTCCGTAGTTACTGTCTCCGTTTACACAGTTTATGGCTGCGGCAAGATTTGTTAAGGCGGCATCAGCATTGGCTCCTATTAATACTTCGTTGGGAATATAGCTTCTTACTCCTGCTGGGGTGGCCGTTAGTGCAGCTACAAAGGTATATGTCTGACTTCCTATGGTTACAATTTTCCCTGCGGTTGGTTTGGTGTTATCACTGGTTAGGATTGCTGTGGATGCGACAGCGGCGGTGAAATCGTCCACAAATTTGTATGTTATTTCTCCTACTGTTACTGTATCTCCTGCGGTTACCTGTGTTTCATCGCTGGTTAAAACGGCCGAGGCTTTTACTAGTCCTGCAGCTAGATTAAACGGCAAGGTAACATTTACTGGGATTATATTGTCTCTCATATTTTATTGGCGGTTTTATTCGCCATCTCCTGATATGGTTATTAAACTACTTCGAGGATACCATTACCTTCATTGGGGTACTTGGTTCCATTCTATACTTTTGTGAAAGTCGTGGCAAGAGCGTTTATTTTCTACGTCTTTTTTTCTTTTTCTTTGGGGCTTGGTAGATTGTTTGTTCGTGGCGTTCTTGATCAAATTTCCTTGGTTCAAAGTAGTCTGGATCAATTCCCATATTGTTTATTGCATATTGGATATAATCTTCTTCCTCCCAGGTTTCTTCTACAAAACTATGTAGCTCTTGGTCTAAGGCTATGGCGTTATCAATGGTTTTTACTAATTCTGGGGGGATGCGGTATTTTCCTGCCAATCGACAGGGGAACATATGATGGACGCTTGTGGTGTTGGTGTAGCCGTCTTGTCGGGCTTGGCGATGAGCTTCTTGTTTTATTTGATCTCCGAAGCCGTAGACTTGTCGTTCTCTACTTATGGTTCTCCTCGTCTTGCAAGGCCGAGGTTAAACTTGATATTAATTCATTATGAATTGTTTTCAAGTTTGTTGTCAATATCCAATCCTCGCTCTTTTCTGGCTTGGCTGAATTTCTCGGCTAGATCTCCAAAATTGAATTGAAAGTTATTTTGATTTTGAGGAGCTCCGCTTTTTTCTATTAGTCCAAATGTTTCCATAAAGTCTTTTGTTTGCTCGTATCCTCCTTTTAGAGCCTTGGCTGCTAGTACCCTATACCATTCCTGGATTGACACTTCTCCTAGTTCTGTGAATGTTACTCCTAAGTTTTTAAGTTTTTTAAAGTTCTCACATCCTATTGTTCCTGCGACTGCATAGTTCTTACAGTTATATACTTCCATCGCCGACTTTGTAGCGTTTCCGTATGTCTTTGATTTGGGATTTAGGAATTCCTGAGTCCATCTATAAAACTTGTTGCCGTGTTTTTTCAGCTCAATTGTTACTGATCTTTTGTCTAATTTCTTTGGGGGATCTTCTATTAATCCATCCATAGGTATCCTCCTTTGAGGGCTATGTTTTTTAATCTGTTTTTTTAGAGTTCTAATCTGGTGAGAATATCTTCAAGAATACTGTTTGACTCTCTTATGGCTCTATTCATTATTCTCATTTTGCCTGACAAAGAGTCATTTGGTAACTCCTCTCCTATTTTCTCTGCGTCGGTTGTTGGAATCATTTCAAGGACACTTCCCAATCTGTTTCTCAGTGTGTGAGCTAGATCTAAATTGTTTTGAATAGGTTTGGCCATTTCTTCTATTAATTGCGGAATTTTACTTGATCTTGGTTGATCCATTCCTACT